ATTTCCGTTAAATCCTTGGCACCCCAGATTTCCAGTCCACGGGAAGTGATCGAAGCATCCGTAAAGGCGATTTGCACCACAAAACGGGTTCCTTACCGTATTTTCGTCGGATCAGAGTCCGGGGAAAAGTCCGGGACAAACGAATCCGAAACCTGGGCAGAACGTGTTGCGTTTCGTCGGGAGATGTATGTAACCCCCTACATTATCAGACCAGTCATCGACCGTCTCATCCAGACCGGAGCGCTGCCCCGTCCGAAAGCCGATGGTGAGTACACAATCAAGTGGACACCACTTGCACGGTTGACGGAAGTCGAACGTGCTCAGGTAGGCAAAGACCTCACGGAAGCACTAGCCCGGTACTCTACAGGTGGGTGCGAAGCACTCATTCCATTACCGGAATTCCTCGGCAAGTTCCTCGGGTTCAGTCTCCAGCAAGTGGAAGCTATTGTCAAGGCTTCACCTACGGAACTATCCGTAGTCCTCCAGCAACTAGCCGCAGGTATGGAAGCCGGGTCAACCGGGACTACCGGGGGTAATGTGCCCACTTCGATACCGAAGATGGCAAACACCAAAGACCCAACAAAAACTCCGGTAAACAAGGTCCAACCGGCAAAAGTTAAAAAGACCGCACCGACCTCTACACCCACACCAGTAGCAAACACACTTACGGTAGATGAAATAGAACGTCTGGTCACCAAGATTGTAACGGCATCCAAAGAGCCAACGGTCTACCGTTCCCCATTTGCAGAAGACCGGACAGCCAGAATTGCCAAGAAAAAGCTGGCTAAACTGGAAAAACAACAACAAGAGCAAGTCCTCAGTGTAAATGAGTCCTTGGCAAAACTGGTTACCAAGGAAAAACCGGAACCCGTTAATGTCACCATTAATATGCCACAAGGCCCAGCACCGGAGGTTACCGTAAATATACCGGAGTCTCCGGTTCCGGAAGTTACGGTGAACAATGTAGTCAATACTCCGGAAGTGACCGTGACGAACTCGGTTGCTACGCCAGAAGTAAATGTTATAGTACCTACTCCCGATGTTACGGTAAACGTAAACCCGGAAATTACGGTAAAACCGACACCTGCTAAAGTAATGCGGGACACCGAAGGACGCATCACAGGAATAAAGCCAGAGGACGATAACTAATGGCGATCACACTAAGCGGCTCAACAATTCTCGTTAGTAGCGGCATCGCCTCTGGCACAGCCACGGGTGGGTCTACTACTACGCTGACAGGCTCCGGTTTCAGTTCCACATGGGCTGGCCGGATCATCTTTCTGACTGGCGGCACCGGGTCGGGGCAGAGCCGTGCGATGAAGTCGGCCACGACCAACACGATCACAGTCCATGAGGCATGGACAACGACGCCAGACAACACAACAACGTACATCGTCAGCCACGATGTCGGCGACATTGTGGGCACCAACGGTGCCGCCTACGTCGGTGACTCTCGCGGCAAGACCGTGCGCTATGACGCAGGCGGCATAACCATCCAGGCGGGTGCTGTGTTTGGCGGGCTCAAGAGTGGGTTGCTGCTTGGGGCGAGCGATGCACAACTGATCGTTTCCGGCCTGCTCCAGTTCGGCCACGCCGTGGGCAGTGAGGGCCGCGACGGCGGGGTAATCTCACTACAGAGCCACGGCAACGCATACATTGACATGGCATGGGCCGGACGCACTCGCTTGTATGGCTGCTCAATGCAAGCGCAACAAGGTGGCGTTGCCGCTGGCACAAACAAATTGGTTCGTATCAATCAGAATGTCAGCACCACGGAGTTTACCGCTATATCCAGCACTTTCACAGATGTTGTGATCGTTCAGAAGGACAACACGACCTTGCAGAAGTGCAGGTTCGTGGGTGAGCGATCCGGCTTCTTCACTGGCACTCCTAACGCGATCAACCAGAACAGCATCGTGTTCTCGGGCGTTTTGTCGCCGCGCGTCGATACAGGGTTTGAAACTCGTGGTGCGGTGGAGTTCGATGTGCAATACCTCGGGGCAGCTCCTTCCGATCCTTTCTTCAGCACCCCGGTATTCCTGAACGCGTTCAGCCTGCCCAACGGCATCCACTATTACGCCAACACAACATTTCCAACGGGGTATGCAGCGGCTTTCCGCTGGTTCAGCGGCGGCAACGGCCGCATCTACGAGGCGTACAGCGTGCGTCCCGTGGTCGTGGACGCTGCCGGTGCAGGCGTGCAGGACGTGCTGTTGTCGCTGCTGGATGCGAGCGGGTCGGCGGGCTGGTGGACCAGCAAGGACGCCTCGTTCGAGCCGGTCAAGACGGCGACGCTGACCACCAACGCCAGCGGCACCATTATCGGCACCATCGGCCAAGGCGAAGCGGGGTTGGTCATCCGCAACCGCTGGACGCGCACAAGTGAATATGTTTCAGGTGCCACCAACTACGGGCCGTTCACACTCCGCGTCCGCAAGTACGGGTTCAACTACATCAAAAAAACCTCGCTCGACTACACGGCGCGCACCACCGAAACTGTTGCGATGGTGCCGAACACCCTGCTCACGCAGACCAACCCGGCCACGGTCGCTGCATACACGACGCTGGAGACTCCGCAGAAGTTCTACGACTACGTCCAGTATTGGATGAGCCTCGCCGCCAACGTGGCGGTCGACCTCGACCTGACCCGCTCCGGCAGCCTCATTAACGCCGGGGCACTGAACGTGGTCATCGACGCCACGGCTGCGAGCGTGTTCGCTCTGGCGGGCAACACGCTCACGATCAAGGCATCAACCTACACCGGGGACATGACGACGACGGGCGTCATCACGCTCGCCAACGGCGCGACATTTGTCGGCACCCGCACTGACGCGAACGGAACGATTGCACCGCCAAAGACGGTCAGCGTCACCGGACTGACTGCTGGATCAAGACTCAGAATCTACAACACCACGACCGCAACCGAGGTCGTCAACCAGATCGTTGCGGGCACCAGCTACAGCGCGACCTACAACGAAGGCACCGGCTACACCACAGGCAATACGCTGACGATCACCGCCACGTGGCAGAGCGGCACAAGTGCCAAGCTTCCGTTCTCGACGCAGTCAGTGGTTGGATCAACAGGATGGTCAGCACTTGTTAGCCAACAGAACGATACGGTGTATAATTCTATCGCGGTTGATGGGTCCACAGTAACCGAGTTCGCTCCCGACTACACAAATGTGCAGGTCGATATTAGCGACCCCAACGGGCAGACCAGCGTGGACCGACTCTATGCGTGGTTCGCTTACATCACGACAACCGAGAGCGGCATCCGCAACTGGTTCGGCGGAATTGTGGCCGAGGACGCAGCTAACTTTCGAGTCGTGACTGCGACGCTCAATCTGAAGATAGATAACGTATCTGCGACAGGCGTTGAGTTTACTGGTGGTCATCGACTCTATCGCGATGACAACGCTACACCACTGGTGGCGAGCACCACAGGTGGCGGCTCGATCTCGCTGTTTGCTGGCAAGGTCTATACGTCGGTCGTGTCTACAGCTTCGCCGGTCATTACTGGTGACATTAGCCAAGTACCCGCAGCAGTTCAAACGGGGCTGACCGCGCAGGGATACACGACAGCGCGTGCGGCGAAATTGGACAACGCGGATGTCGCCACGAGCACCAGACTGGCATCGGCCAGCTACACAGCTCCACCGAGTGCGGCAACTAACGCAACAGCGGTGAGAAGCGAGCTGACCACGGAGCTAAACAGAATCGATGTTGCGGTATCCAGTCGGCTTGCAAGTGCTGGCTACACAGCTCCAGACAACACTTCGATTGCTGCGGTCAAGATAGTGACTGACAAGCTGGATTCGGCTCTGGTTCTCGACGGTTCGGTCTATCAATTCACCTCGAATGCGCTCGAAAATGCGACAGGACTCGATGCAGTTGCATTGCGAGCAGCAATCGGATTAGCATCAGCTAACCTGGACACACAGCTAGCAGATTTGCCAACCTCTGGGGAGATCGCTACAGGTGTGTGGGGTGCCCTGGTCGCTGACCACACTGTAAACGACTCGTTCGGAGCCAAGTTGCTGATCGCATCTAATCCACAAAGATCGGTACAGGTTACAGGATCACACCACGTCGCCGCAGACGTACACGAATTTCAGCCGGACGTATTGACCTCTAATGCGATAGCAGCAAGTGCGATCACAGAGATTCAATCTAATCTTGCGATAGAGGCTACCGCACAATCGATCAAGTCGAAGACGGACAATTTGCCAACAGATCCAGCGGACCAAAGTCTCTTGGCAGCGGCGATAGCTGCTATCCCTACTTACGCAGCACCTGATGCTAAGGTGGTCGATACGTGGAGACGACTGGGGCTCGACCCATCAAACCCACTGGTCAACACTGCAACGCTAATATCGGCAGGCTCGAACTTGCAGATTGATGTTGAACAAACTTGCACGTCGGTCACAACTACTCGACAGCCATGATAATTCTGGAACACTCGTTTTCAGACTGTGCTTATGTCGGTATGCAACCGGGAAGCACAGACCCGTTATCGCTGTCGCGACTAGGTATAGCCACTGACGCAAGTTTCTCCTTTGCAGATTCGGCGTACCTTGGGTTGCAACCTGGACGCGCCACACCACGACGTATCGCGTACATTGGTCTTTCCAATCAGACAACTACAGCACTCCCTGAGCCGGTGGTAACGCCTTCGTTCGGGGGAGGAAAGCGGCGTCGCCTGGGTGCCAAAAAGCCGATACCCACCACACAGGCTAGAGAAAAACGGCAAGAGCTGGAGGAAGAGCTTATACTAATGTACTACCATAACAACTTTTTTTGGGGATAACCATGAACTTCGACCAAACAATCCTTGCAGAATTTATCGACACCCTGGAATCCGGAAATCCGGAAGCGCTCCCCGCTATTGCGGATAGGCTCCTGGAAGATGAATCCGTACTAACCAGTGCTACCGTTCCTGTAGATTTCCCGGTGGATACAGACTCCCGTGTTGAAATCCTGAAACAAAAGGCTGAACACCTAAAATGGGCAAAAGCGGACTACGCTTGGATGGTCCTTGTCCCGGAAATCGCCGGTATGGTTTTAGAATGTGCTGAATTGGATAAGGAATAATATGGAAAAGCTAATTGCGAATATCTCGTTTGGGCGGGGCGTCCGTACTGCGACTCTGCAAGGCAGGGAGTATCTGGTCGCCCCGGTTTCCATGATTGTAGAGGGTGTACTTGCCGGAAGTCAAGGTCCGGTCCTTTACGAAAGTTCCGAAATCGTCAAGTCCGTGCCTGCCTGGAACCACAAACCGATCACAATCGGACACCCAGAAACAAACGGAACCAAGGTATCCGGGTGTACGACAGACGCCCTAGAATCCGTGGGTTTGGGGATTATCCTGAACGCCCGGTGGAAGGCGCAGACCAAGAAACTGGTAGCAGAGGCTTGGTTTGACAAGTCCCGGCTAGCCGTAGTTCCAGGGGGTGCCCGGGTAGAAGCCGCCCTGATCTCCAACACAAAACTGGAAGTATCGACCGGGCTTTTCGTTGACCGGGTTCCCGTACAGAACGGGCAATACAACGGTAAATCCTACGATGCCAAGGCAATCAACTACGCCCCGGATCACTTGGCAATTCTCTTGGATGAACCAGGTGCCTGTTCCATTGCGGACGGTGCCGGGCTTTTGGTGAACGAAGGCAAAATGAAAGACGGGACTTACGTTTGTAACAAATGCAAACAAAATTATGAAGTCGTTTCTGGTGAAGCTAAACTTATAGGTAATCAAGAAAAACCTGCACCAGTTGCAGCAAAACCTCCAGTTGTAAATCAGGCGACAAAAATGACCAAAGACGAACTTACCGCCGTTCTCGGTGAATCCCACAAGGAATTTGTTGCGAACCTCAGCGACGAGCAAGTTGCGGC